TTGTACTTTATTCACAACTAACAACAACCAACCAACCAACCAACTAACTATAACATGATGCCCCGCCGACCTGAGTACTACACGAATGCGCTTCGTGCTCGATCGGCGGGGACCCGTGGCCAACCAAGGGTCACCGGTCTTCCCGTCGCCGTTTCTCACTCTGTCCCTGAGTTTGATCGGTCCGTCGACGGTCTTTTCGGACACCTCAAGGTGTCGACGCATCGCCAATACGCCATCGTGGTCAAGCACGAGTTTAACCAGTACGCACCTGGTATAACCAAAATGATGGCAGACCCAATCAACCAGTGTGGACCTCTATTGCGAGAGCAGGTCCCCGTTGCCACCGGCAACGATTACGAGTCCTTCATGGCCGCTTTCAACAAGCGATGTAATTTCCTGGCAACCGATGACATCGACAACGATGTTTACGAAGAGGCTTGCGACATAATTGACGCTTTGCCTGAACTCTTCGACGAAGAGTGGGATGAGAATGAACTAGACAGGGCCCGTTGGGCTGCCAAGTTCGATCACCACAAACAGAAACGCATGGCGGACGCCGTGCACTGCATCCCCGACGCGAGCGCCTCTTATATAGGCACCAAAGATCTAAGCGTCAAACAAGAGATACTGTTGAAAAGAAACGACCCCAGTTTCGCTCCACGCGTCATCTACGCGGGCAACGATGTATTCAACACTATCACCGGACCCCCTTCCATGGTTGCTATGGAAAGGCTGGACCACCTGCTTGCTTCCACCCCACTCGGTGGTGTGCGGTTCTTGACCGCCTACAAGCGAACTGACGTCACTCTAGCAACTCACCTAATGTCCGACCCCGACCTTGAGCACACCGCTGAAGGTGACTATTCTGCCAACGACCGTGAACAGCGACATCGTGTTCACCTACTTTACGACCGCTCTTTGCGTAAAGTGTCGATGCCATTATGGTTTCGTGACTTATTGAAATCACTTGAGACTTTTACCGTGCAGTCTCGTGCTTTCGGATTACGCGCCACCATCAGCAACCAGTTGCCCACTGGGACCACCAGCACTACACCGCGTAACACGGTGTACAACGCTGTGATGTTCGCTGTTTCTTGCGCCAGACAGAAACTCCGCGGGCTTGCTGTCGTCCTGGGTGACGACTTGCTCGCGCGGTTAAATGGACCAATTGACTGCAACCAGTGGGTGGCCACTATTGCATCGTTCAAAATGATCCTCAAAGCTTCTGCTCCACAACTCAATTGCCACGCCACCTTCTTGTCCAAGCGCCTCCTGACGTTTTGTGACCCGCCTTGCATGGTCCCTCTCCTGGGCAAGGCCATCGCCCGCTTCAATGCTCGCGGAATTCATTGTGACGCCGTCTCCACCAGCCAGTACATGGCTGGCAAGGCACTGTCATACGCCTACGAATTCCGCCACGTCCCCTTCATGCGAGACTTCTTCCTCACACGCTATGAGTTAGAAGACAACAGCAATGTGCGCTTAGACGACCTTACGTGGTCTGCCCGCACATCCGACGTGACCTTACAGAACATTGCCGATTCCATCCTCGACGAGCCTGTCACTGTTAGCGATTGCGATTTTCGCGATTGGGTGATGGAAACTTACGATGTGGGCCTTGACGACCTCGACAGTCTTTGTCAAACGGTATTACTCGGTAACGAGCTCTCGCTCGTCACACACCCGGCTGTGAGCGGTTTATCCCGCGACTGGTGACCCAGTCAAAATCACTATTGGTGCTTCGGCGTGTAAATCGCCAGGGGGTTAAGGGTCCCCGCACTGTGGTGTAGCTACC